AGTCCAATTTGAAAGACCGATTAACTTCATTTCGCGTAAAGCGTCCATTGCCCCTATAGGCCATGTCTTAAACGGCCCACGGCCTATAGGAACATGCCGCGTTACATGGTTTAACGGATCACCGTTACCCAAATACGTATTGAAATTTGAACTTGATTCCCGTTCATTAATGGCTGCGATCCACGCAGCGGGAATATTAGTTTGCTTTGAAAGTTCATTGTAAATAGGCAAATAATGCACAATTTTTAACGCAGTTTGCTCGGCTTGATTAAAGCGCGTAATTTTATAATTTTGCAAAATCTTATCGTACTTAGGTTTCATAATTTCCCAAGTATACGCCGCCCCTAACTTTTCTAATCCGAAGCGTGCGTTTAATTTAGTTTCTAATAACATTTAATTTTCCAATCTGAATAATTTCGTTCCCCGAAGGGGGTAAGCAAAATTTTGCCTTTAAGGCCCCTTCGGGGAACGCTTCGTTAATCTTTTAATGTAACGCCAGCAATCGTTAATTAAAAGATCGAAGAAGATTATTGCCATGATGCCAGTGAAAGAGTTGTACATACAATAAGGGAAGAATTTATGGCTACTGATAACGGGCCTTGAGTTGCTGTGTTATTATGCCCGGTTATTACAACATTTCCGGTTAATACATCTTGTGTTAAATTTGTCCATGATGCATTAAGCATTCCTCCACCTCCATTAGTTGCTGCACCAAGTACACAACCTAAAAGAGGGACAGAAATATTTTGTGAAATTGAAGTGCCACTTGTACCAAGATTGCTTGCTGTAACGTAAGGCGCATTATTATTTTGGTTGATTATATTATATACTGCAACAGTTAAATCTGTTACAGGCCCTGTTCCTGTATATGAATAGGTATAATTAACTACTATATCCCCGCTTGTAAGCGAAGATTCTTCTATATAAGCTATACAACTTGCCGAACCTTCTCCACCTTGATAAGTGTTAGTTTCGCTTAAATTAGCTACTATAGCTGCACTTATGCCCCCTATAGTAACAGAATTAATTGTGAGATGTGCCGTAGCACTTGTAAGGGCATAACCTGCAATGCCAATTGCAATAATACGATTCGGCGAAGGATTACCTAAATTAATAGAACTAAAAGTAGCGTTATGTGTGCCTGTTGTTAAGCTTGTGTTATTACTACTTGTAATAAACGACGCTTGAGCATGTTTACCTTGTGCTGCAAAACCTGTAAGTTGATTTATTTTAAGCATTTTAAACCGTTAACCAAATGCTGAAGTGGCTGTATAGGTTAATTGTAAACCAATTAATTGAGCTAGGCTAGAAAAACTATCTGATGCACTACGCGAAACTTTAAATTCTACTAAGTTGCCCGCTGCTGGAGTTCCGCCGATTGTTATAGCCGGTGTAGCTCCACTAATAACTAAGTTATTTGCACTAACATAGGCGCTACTTATGACTTGTGGTGTACCAAAACTAGCATCTAAACTATTACCATTTGCAATGCTTGTACCGCTCAAACCGAAAACTACGCTACCCGAACCCGTGGTGCCATACCAATGAAATTTAGCCGTCACTGTTCCAGCATTCCAACTTGTAGGCATTGCTACAGAGAAATAAGCAAGATCAGCAACGCCATTTGTAAAACTTAATGCGTTTAAAGTGAATCTATTAGTTCCAAATTGTACAATATTACCGGTTGGGTAAGTTGTGCCGTCAGGTTGCATAGCAGATGCAGGAATCCATACTGTTTGTGTTCCTGACTGCAGGGCAGAAATCTCACCATTTATAGTAGAAATCTCACCGTTTATAGTAGAAATCTCGCCATTTATAGTAGAAATCTCACCATTTATAGTGGAAATATTTCCAGTATTAGTGCCAATCTCGCTGGTATGCGTGGCAAGAGTTCCGTTTATAGTGGAAATCTCACCATTTATAGTAGTAATCGTTCCGCTTAACGCCGTAGTAGCTAAGTTTTGTATTGCTGTAGCCAAGTGCGGAACAAATTCGCCTGTAAGATTACCGTCATCCAATGCTGGTTGCGAAGCATAATCAACAATCAACAAAGCTAAAGCCGCTGTCCCGAATGAAGCTTGTCGACATATTTTATTAAAAATAGTAGCTGGTAATATACCTGAGGGTCTGCCACCTAAAGTATTTGGGTCAGCTGCATAAGCCGATTGAGTAGGTAAAATAGTAGATGTTTGCGCGAAAGGTAAAAAATCATTTTCTAAAGTCATTGAATAATAATCCTTAAGCAATGGTAGGTGTCAAAAGCTGTACACCTGCCGGAGCTATACTAAAATAACCCTCTAAGAACATACCGTTTACAATTGCCGCAGATTGTGCTTGAGACAACGCGTAAAGCATTGTGTTATTATTGTAGTCTGTAATGGTTAAACCTGTAAAAAAAGGATTTAAAATTGTATATAAATCACTAATAGAACCATCCCAGGCGTTAAATCCTATTAAGATTTTAATAAACATTAAATAAATGTCGTCAGGCAAGGAAATCAATCCAGTCATTGGATCGTAAGGACCTTGTAAAATACCCTGATCTAAACCTAATGTTGCGTCATCTAATGTAAAATATATGCCTGTTAAAGGTACAAAAACACTTCGTGAGGCACCAACCCAATAGCCTAATTTAGTTAATTGATCTCCACCTGCGCTGTTTAATTGAAAATATTGATATAAATTTTGTAAAAATGCTATAGTATCGCTGTAAGGCTGTACAGTTAACGCAATAGTATCTAAAGTATTTTGATCTGAATTATATTCAGATGTGAGTAAGCTTTGGTAATAAGAAATAGAATAAGGTGCAATTGTCATGTGATAACAGTTATATCAACAGCATTAACAAAAAATTGCTGATAAATGGTTGGCGTTAAATCCAAAGTGCCTAATGTACCCCCATGTAAACATTGTTCAATTCCTGTTACGACATATGTCGCACCAAGTCCTGAGCCATTCTCGTTTGCCGGAGTAAATAATCTATTTAAATAAGAAACTTCTCCAATATTGTAATTATTCACAAAAGCTACAACATTGCTTATGATACTTGGGGTAGTAGTCGCCACGAATCCCGTTAAAGGAGTTATTGTAACTTGAATTGTTAATTCAACTAACACTACTTCATAAAAATTAATCGTATCTGGCACGCCATTAACATCATATACTACAACAGAAGTCGTGCCATATGACGGAATTCCAGGTGGTTTTTTAGCCGCTATGGCTTGGGCTACAGCTGTAGTTGTACCGCCTTCTACAGTTATCGCGAAGTTACCGGCCGGAACACCATTAACTATGCTATTAGTGTCATTATTTAAATATGAAACTGCTGTAACACCGGGAACATTTAAAACTGCGGCGACAATAGCTAACATTTGTGCTTCTGAAGCAATAGTCACTGATAATTGTTGCGTCTGAATTAATTGTGCATCTAATTCAACCGCAACACCAACTACAGCGGCTCCCGTATTATTCACTGAATTCCAATTTGCAGTAGGCGTTAATATCTGTATCAAAGTATTTGCGCTCGCTGTAATAGCTCCCTTTGCTGTGCAAGTTGCAGTTACATTAATCGAGCCTCCCGAAGGGATAGTAACAGATGCAGGTAAATTCCAAGTGGTATTTAGGCCCTGATTATCACCAATTACGCCGTTTGAAATTACTGTGCCTGACGCACCTGTTAATGTAACAGTTGCCGTGGAATAAGTTGCAGTTCGTCTTTGAATACCCGTTATCGCAACCATGTTGTCTAAAAATGGTCCTTGTGCTAATGCGCCGAAAGAATTGTAAATTACGCCGATCATTTGAGATAGATCGAAGTAAGCTTGTGCTTGGTCAGCTAGCCATTGTCCATCCAAATCATTGGCGCTTATGCTTATATCGTTACCATAAATGTTTTTATATCCGTTTTGAAAACCAAGAAGAATATCATTGTAGCTTGGTAATGTAATTCCTGCAGAAGAAATTACGGGGATTGGAATACTCATAAGTAATTCTCTACTGTAAATTTATTATATTGCTAAATTGGTACTTATTGTTGTTGGTCCATAAACAGTGCCAATATTTGCCGTTACTGAATATTGTCTAGTCGCTTTATTCGTAACGCTCTTAAAATAATCTAAAATATTTACATTTGGAGTTGTTAGAATCGTATTTTTGACAAGTAAATCGCGCACCGCTTGCTGACTATAACCTAACATTTGAGTGAGCCATGGTACACCTTGCGAAGTATCTAAATACCATTCCCCTTGTATTAATTTTAAACGCGTTACTACTTCTTGACCTACGCCAGCCGCAGAATTAATATAAAAATTCCCTAAGCCTTGTCCGAAGGTCATTCCGCCTGTTGCAGATAATTTTCTAACACGCATTATTAATGACCTGGTGTAGGTACTGTATTGTTCGCGGAATGTATGTGATTTTGCATTGTAACGGAATCCGCGCCACCTTGGCCCGCTGTAATATTCTGTGTCGCAGTCAGCGCGCCGTTAATTTTAACATTGCCAGTCATAACTATGCCATTAGCATCATCGAAGGTTATTTTTGTATTACCGGAAAAAGTTCTTAATTCAGCTGACGTGGCATTTATATTCGCAGGGACATTTCCCTTACTTTTAATGCCCGGAATAAAAATTGCATCGGTTAAGTCATGCTGTCTTATATCTAATTGTGGTTGTACTCCGCCAGATTGCCACCAACTATCAACGCAGCGGTCTGCAAATATAAGTAAACCTTCGTCGCCAGCCTCTAACGGAAATGTATAAATAAAATTTTTATTTCCAGGAAATTGCACAATTGCCTTCGGGATAACGGGCGAAGGAGTTATATTTTGCCAATTATTATTTTTGTCACGATTTTGATAAAGAATAGCAATTTGTACGGCAGCTGTGCAATCCGTGGCATCGAAACTTTGAACTATGCCCGGCATGGATACGAATGTTTGATTAAGCGAAGCATCAATCTGTGCTTGAATCCAACTGTATATATTTGGATACCTTTCTCTTCTGTCCAACTTTAATCCTCATAAAATTCTTTTGGGAAATTTACTATTTAAATTATCCATAGGCTTGCACTTGTCCAGAAGATTGATCTATTGCTAAGCACACAAGATCACTATACCAAGGATTTTTTCTAATACCCCCTTGATGCTCTACTACAAGCACCCTATATAATCCATTCGGATCAAGATTAGGATAAAGAGCTATAGAACTATAATTCGGAAATCCTTGATTATTCACTTGTGTTTGGGCTATTTCGTTATTATTTAATTTTACGGAATTGCCAACTTTTATTAATGGATTTAATAAAGTTCTTACGTTAATTCCTTGTTCTGTAGCTTCCGGTACACCGATCATACCCGTTGAGGAATTAATAACTACGGCTTGTCCGGCTAAATAACCCGTAAGCGGCGCGGCCTTCAGTACACCATTCTCAATCCACCATGTCGCATTGGACGAATCGGCTAAACTATCAGTGTATAGTTTGCCTAATCCATATAATACTTTCCCCCT